AGATGTAAGATTGACTGTCAAAAAAAGTTTTAGTATTACCTAATATCTGCATAACAATTAAAGTCTTAGTTTGAGCAGCGTCATCATACCTTGCTTTATCATCAATCTTCTTTACTATTTTAGTGGCAGCCTTTTCTTTCTTTGATACCTTAGGCTCAGATGGTTTCTCTTCTTCTACCACTTCTTCTGGATCTTCTTCTTTTTGTGGTGTTTGTGGTTGCTCTGGTTCTGATTCCTGTGGTTCTTCTTGAGATTCTTCGATAACTTCCTCCTCAGGCTCAGCTTCCACCACCACTATCTCTTCCATCTCCATTTCAATTTCCAACTCTACCTCAGTTTCTACTTCAACGATTTCTACTTCAGGCTCTGGTATATTAATCTCAATCTCAGCTATCTCTAATTCTACACTTGCAACAGTAATTTCTTCTACAGGAGCTTCGATAGGCACGAATTCTATCTCACCTTCATTCATGCTTATATCGTTAAATTCAAACACTTCTTCTACAAACTCTAACTCTACAGGATCAAGAATATTTAAGTATAGTATCTCTTCTAAGGTTGTTATTTGTTGCGTAATGATAGTATTTATTACATTGTAAAATACATTAACTGTTACATCATCAAATAAAGGACCTATAGCAAGATTGATGTCTCGACCACCTACCTCAACAGTTATTCTATTCAGAGAGCCACTAAAGTCGAAGGACCCAGTGTAAGATTGGTAACCAGATGCTATACCAGATTCCGATAAGATATCAGTGCCTTGAAACACTGTATTAGATCCATTACGTCCAGTAATATGCATATAAATTCTATCTTGTGCATCACGTTTCTCTACTTCAATTGAGTATCTAACTTGGCCACCCTTATCTATTTCTAAATCTGATATATCAATATTGTTTATGATGAAAGTTGTGCCCATACCTGGCACACCCATTGTTGATGTGTTATTGCCAGATCCTGTAATCTGCGCACATCTATCTGCACCTAATTCGCCACAAGTATTACCCGTAGGCATTGAAGCAGGACCTTGACCCCCCCAATCTATGTTCATTGTACCGTCATCACTAGACCCTACATATCCGTTAGAACTATCTAGAATATTACCTGAGTCCTCGTTAGTAACAGTTGTAGTAGTAGTCGTAGTTGTCGTTGTGGTGGTCGTAATTATTTCTGTGCCTGTGCTCTCCTCAGTAATAACAATATCTTCTTCTTCTGTAATAGTTACACCTGGAGTACAAAGACCTGTTACATCAGGTAGGCACTCAGCCTTAGAATAAGAGGAGACCAGTAGTAATAAGGAAAAAAGTTTTAAACATTGCCATATTTTGCGCATCATCAAACTCCTTTTGTTCTGGTTTATTAGCTTTAGCATAGTCCTCTCTGTATCTACTGCCCTTAGGAATTAAATGACTGTTCTCTTGCCAGTAAGCAGCAGCCTCGGCCCCGATGAGCCCGTTTACAGGGCACGGGGTCCCTGCATCAGCCATACTAGTCCAGACACGATGGTCCTGACACAAGATTGCCACCGCACTCACTTTCATGCCAAAAGCAAACTGAGTCTTACTTAGTTTAAGAAGCTGACACAGCTCATCGTCCACAAGAACGCCTGTAGCAATACCTAACACATTATTTTGAACTGCTCCGCCAATGCCAACTTTACAAATTTCATTATTAGAATTGGGCAGAACTGGTGCATTTGCTGTTGGTGGCGTATTGTTTACTACCGTGCTAGACACGGTATTGTCTCCCGCAGACGAGGTTTGTATTGATAAGTACATAAAGACAATTGTCATAAAAGCACAAAATAAATAAAAATACCCTTTAAACATTTAACACCTCCATCGTCTTCTTGCTTGTCTTAATCTTGAATTTGGATCTTTTGCTGCCTTTGGAAATTTTTTCATTTGACCAGCAGATCTTGCACAGAAAGATTTTCTACGTTTTGCAGCTTTGCTACCCTTTTTTACCTTACCTGTGACTGCTGTTTTAAGTTTAGAGCCGGGGTTGTCACGTCTGTACTTGGCAACACCAGCTTTAGTCATTCCCGCCCCAGATTTAGTGGAGCGGAAATATTTTTTAGTTTTTGGGGGTTGTTTGTCCCGTTTTCTCATTATGCAAAAAAGCAGGTTAGAGAAGTTACATTGGTAAGTGTTGCATGTATTTGTGTTGAGAATCTCATGCCTTCATCACCAAGGTATGTTTCTATGATTGCTGTAGCTGATGCAGGTGTGTCAATATTAAAAAGTGTTGAACCACCACTTGCATCTTTTAAAACAATACTTCCAGCAGATCCAGCACAAATAGCATGAATCGCTATGAGTCTAGCAGGACCACTTGTGACGTTACCAGTTGCGGTAACTTTTGATGATTTAAGTCCTAACATTTGTCACTCCTATGATAAGTTATTGTTTTGTATGTACAATACTGTAGCAGTAGCAGCACCTGTAGATCCGTCTTCAGTACCTGCTACAAAGTCAGCTAATACTTCTAAATCAGATGTACCAACATCAGTAGCCTCAGTATCTAAAGTACCTCTTGTTGTGCCTAATGCTTTAACGTTAGTGGCAGGAATAAATGCATCTCCATCTCCACTTGTACCGATTGCTACGGTTGCTGTACCAGAATCGTTATTTACAGTTGTAACGTTTAAAATTACATCAACAATCTGTGAGTTTGCTGGCACGATAGCCACTCTTTGATTGAGAGCGTCTGCACCAATAATATCTAACACTACTGATTGAGCCATAACTACTGAACCAATGTTAGTAACATCAGCTCCAACAGTTGTGCCTGTAGTATCTTTAATTGTTCCGGCTTTTATCGGGCCAGAAAATGTAGTTGTTCCCATGTCTATTCTCCTTTTGATAGTCCCCGTAGGGTCTTGGGTTTATAAAATTTGATTTAAGCATAAAAAAAGGGCGCAGTCAAAGACATACGCCCCTTCTAATTAGTTATTGTCTAATGCCTATGCAGCACCTGGAGAACCAAATACACATCTAGGATCTGAGAAACCGAATGAGTATCTCTCTCTAGCTTTGTATCTTACGTTACCAGTATCAAAGTCACCTTCCATAGATGTTCTAATTGGAGATCTTTGGAATAACTTAAATCCATTAGGGATGTCAGTCTTGATGAAGAATGCATCATTATCTACTAAGTAGTGGTTTACTGTATATCCCTCAGGAATCATGCCCATATTTCTAAGAGCGTTGATATCATTGTCTGCTGTGCCAACTCTGTTTGCTGAAGCCATAAGTCTATCAGCTACGAATTGTAACTCAGAAGGAATGATAAGCTTTCTTCCTTGTGTTGAGATTAATAAACCTCTTTCATCAGTAAACGCAGCGATATCAATTAACGCTTGCTCTAATGAAGTTTCGTTTAAGTCCGCAGCAGTTGCTAACTCATTGGATAGCGTACCTGCTACAAGTGGGTGATCAGTAGCACAGAGCTCTTTACCATCGCCGCCTGTAAAGTTTGGATCAAACGCATTGTTTAATACGTTAGCCGCTTTTACCTGCTTTGTGTTTGCCATGGAACGTGCAAGTGCTCTTGTATATCTTGCTGATATTCTGTCATAAAGATTATCTTCGACAGCTTCTTCAGTGATTGCAAAACCAAGTGCAATTGTTTCATGTGTGTATCGAGCTGTGAATGTTTCTGTAGCGTTATCATAAATGATTGATCCGCCCTCAGACTTCACTCTTGCGTTACCGAAACCTGATAACATTACCTCTTCTTCGAATGCACGATCAGAGTTCTCTGTTTCAAATATTTCGGTGTGCTCAGCATCATAACGTCCGTACTCCAGGCCAAATAGTGCATTTAAACCCGGCTCTAACTCTTTAACGAGTTGACTTCTAGATATAGCCATAGTTTAACCTCCTATATACCTGTTGTGTCTCTTAATGAGTGTAGGTTAATCTTAACTTGGATTGCTGCATTTGCTGCAGAATAATCACTGTTGTCAGGATCTGTTGAAAGTCCTACTACCCTAAAATTGGCTCCCGCATTTGTAGTGAAAGAACCGCCATCAATTACAACATTTGAAATACCGTCAATATCTGATCCTGCGGTATATGTTGCAATGTTACAGTTAGTTCCTACTTGTGCAAGTCCGCCGTTCGCATCATCGACTTTAACCTCAAATACTACATTTGGGTCATCGATGACATTTGCCACGATATCGGCTGCTGCAATGCTGCCTGGGTAATGATTAGAAAAGGTGGGCTTACCAGTTGTT